CGCCGCCGTACACATTCAGCCATTCCTGCGCTTCGAGGACTTTCCCACCGTTTCTTTCTTCTGAGCCTCTTTGCCCTGCGCAATCTCAGATGCTGCACCCAGCACCGCCCAGTAAAGCTCAGGGTGCTGAAGTAGCAGCGCCTTGCCTTTCTCTGGCGTATACTGGACAGCAGTCTCATTACCGCCTTCATCAGCCTCACCCACGCCTTCCCAGTCAAGCAGAAGGTGTTGTGTGACTGAATCAATCAGCAGGTCATCTGCGATTTCGCTTACATCGACCTCTGCCGGGTTAAATTCCGGCGTTCCCACATGGTAGTGCGAGTCCAGCTTGTCAATATGACGGCGCACCATGGCATTGTGTGAACGGAACTGCGGCTTTGAAAGGGAGCAAACCTTAAGCTTCAGGCCTTCCATTGGCTCAATCCAGCGCTCTGAGCCAGCATCGAATTTAGGTTTCAGGATGATCATATCGTTCTCGTTATTAAGCCCGCCGCCAGGACGGGCTAATCAGGTCAGGATGCAGTGACGGTAATCGCCGTTGAGGCGGTAAAGGTACGTACTTTCGCGGTGATAGTGGCGGATCCTTCTTTCACTCGCGTTACCTGTGCTGTTTTCTGTCCGGTTGAAGCGACAGTGGCTACCGACGTGTCTGAGGATTCCCACATTACCGTATCCGTGGAGCCTGCAGGCGTCAGTGTCGCCGTCAGCGTGACATTAGAGCCAACAGCACCCGTTGATGTTGCAGGCGCGACAGACAGCGCTGTAGCGGCCACGACAGCAGAGCGGGTAATGGTTGGCGGCGTGTCTGCAGCGGTGATGTTCAACTGCACCTGAACGATGTCAGTGTTGCCACCATCCGGCCAGTCACCGTCGACCTGCACTGCCGGGAAGTTGAAGACGTATTTGCCTTCATCGTTCTCCAGCGTGAATCCAAACTGCATCGTCTCGCCTGACAGCGACTTTCTCCAGGCGTTATAGGCATCCTTCGACCATGACAGGGTGATGCTGCCTGATGGTGTGAATGTGGTTGGGATGTTGGCACCGGCAAAGGGGTTGCCGCTGCCGATACAGCGCTGCGTCTGCAGGTTGTTGTCAAACTGAATATTAAACGTATCGACACAGAATCCATCGCCACCGGTCACGCCATTCAGCGAGATAGCCGTTACCTGCTTGAAGGTGTAACGAAGTTCGCCTGCACCATCAACCGGACTGGAGAAGTAACTGGTGTCGTCGGCTTTTGTATCGAATCCAAGGCCAGCAAAGGTAACGGTAGCTGTGATATCGCCGTCATTCGGAATCGACAGCTGGAACGTACCCACCTGACAGCCGCGGGCAATGGACGCTACGCCGATGTCTTCAGCGTACGAGGCGACAGAGAATGCGATGCGGTCGTTACCCATGTTGAGCACATTATTGTCCCATTCAGAACCGAAGCAGGACGCGAGGAAGTCGTCATGCTGGCCCCAGCGGAACTTAGCGCCCACATCGCCGCCTACATCTACCGTACCGGTAGAGCGGCCTTGCGCCATGCGTGATCCGCCGATTTCGTCATTGTCGATCATGTTCTGCGACGGACCCACACCGAAGCTGCTGCGCTTCAGTAGATTCCATGTGCCTGTCGCAGGCGTGGTGCCGGGCGTGGTTTCGCGAATATACGCGGTAACGACCTTAGCGCCTGAGCTCATAATTATTTCTCCAGGGTTATGCGCCTCATACGGCGCGATAAGGTATTTGAATGTTCATTTGCGCCCAGCCGTCCGTTTCGCCAGCATCAACAGCGCTTACAGCGAAGTAGTCCAGCCTGCCATCCGTTTCGAACTCAAACAGCTCGCGCAGCTTGTCGGCCGTCTGCGTGATTAGCAGCGAGCCAGAACCGGCAGGCACAAATATCTGAATGACAGCAATGCCCGTACGATGAACAACGGGACCAGCGCCTATTTCGTTCGCTGCTGCCATGCCGGGGATATTTGTCAGCCGCGCCCAGATTGATTTACCAGAAGGGTCGTAAGTTGGACCGTTCGGGTAGCTGACATCTTCTGGGGCAATGGCTGTCTGCGCCGTCATCCGGGAGATGATTGCGTTCCTTATTTCAGTGAGCGTCATTTGTAGGCCTGAGTTACACCGTGGAATGAGACGCCATAGACCCCGGCTGGAGCCTGCTGTGAATGCCCGTTTTCAAGAGCTTCAGCGTATGGCAGGTTGTTCTGGATGTAGATGACTGAGTAAGGCTTGCCGTTAGCGATAACTGCACTGCCGCGCTGTATTGCTGCCGATCCTGATTTGTCACCACCTTCGAGTTCACTGTAATCAGCAGAGCCAAGGCTGACGATTGTGTTGTTGCGGAACCTGCCTGTATCGACAGGCGACCGCTGAACAATCTCAGTCAGCAAAGCCATTGAGATGATGCGCAGCTTCTTACCGACCTCTTCCTCTACCAGCCCTGCGAATAGTGACGGGTCGTTATCCCATCCCTTTGCCATCATTTCCTCCTTAGTTGCATCCGGTAGGTTGCAGCGGCAGGGTCTGATGATAGCGTGACGATGCGATAGGTTTGCTGTAGACCAGTAACCAGGTCGGGCGCGGTAATGGCGTGGCTCTCGCTGGGCTTGTCAGTCACTTCATTAGCCAGCGCAATAAGGCGCAGGTCGCCATGCAGGATGTTCACGCCATCAATGCGGCTGAGTTCATACCGTGACAGTACTCCTCGGCCGGAGTAGCTTCGGGTTATCTCGCCGCCTGTCTCCGTTACCGGATCCCATCCAGCCTGCACTTTATAGCTTCCAGTGAAATCATGCACAGCATCAGACAGGTCAGTGTCGAAGGCCTCTGATAGCTCAGCCTGCAGCTCTTCTCGAATTCCCATTATCGATACACCCTGAAAGCGAGAGGATTGCTGCGCCACGGCTTTAGGAGCGCGAGAGCCAACTGGACATCTTCCGGCAGCGATGAGTTGCTGGTTGATTGCGATGATGCGTAGCTTTTCGTCACCCTTACCCCATCTGCATCGACCGTTTTACTGGTCAGTGCGCCCGATTCAGTCTGCTGCTTGTACAGCACGCCAGCAGCGGATGCAGAAGCGAGAAAGGCCCCTGCCTGCTTAATCTCATCAGGAGTGATATCAGGGACGCCGTGCAGGCTGAGCGCTGTCAGGTAGGCATTGGCCTGTAACACGGCACGCGCTTTTTTATCTGCGGTCGCCCAGTCAGCTCCCAGCAACTCATCCACGTCAGCGACGGTAATGTACGTTGTCATGTTCACTCCGTGCTAAATGGGGCCGAAGCCCCTTCGGTTACTCTTGCGGCTGCTGTGCGGCTTTAAGCTGCTCAAGCAGAGCTTCACGCGATGCATTGCCTTTGTACTCAACGCCAAGCTCATCAAGCTTTGTTTTGATGTCAGTGGCGCTGAGGCTGTCGATCGGATCAGAGCTGTTGCTGCCACCCTCAGCAAGCTTTGCGTTAGCCGCGTCCAGTTGCTGCTGTAGCTCGTCATTTCGCGCCTTAAGTGCAGCCATGTCGGCTGCTGTAGGCTGTACGCCCGACCCATTTCCGTGAGCGCCTTTATCATCAACGGGCGCGCGGGCATGATCAACACCACCTGTTTCACCCACAGTCTCGGGACCAACAGTGATTTGGCCGTCTTTCTCTGCAAAACCCCAGCGAGCCTTCTGCTCTGGGTCGATTACATTGTCTTTTACGATGGTCATGAACTTCTCCTAATTTCCGATCACAAGCATTTTGAATGACGACCCTGCCGCCGCTGGCTCAAATGGACCGGCAGTAAGAAGGAGCGTCCCTTTTGATTGCATGACTGTTACGTTGCAACCGGTGGTAGTGATATCTGTTGCCTCACCAACAACAACCTGCTGCCCGGCCCATGTTGATGAAGGCTGAACTACAGGAGGGTTGGTATAAGTTTTGGCGAATTTAACCGCCACCTTTACGCCTGCGGTGACGACTTTCCCTGTCACAATCTCCGTCTTTGGAATGGCGGACAGAGCAGAAGCAAGTCCTGTCACGTCGGCGACAGCATGAGTGTGTGATGATGGTGGATATGATTCGGGCTTACCTGTTACATCTCCCCAGGCAGGAGATGTGCCAATTCGCTTTAGCTGCTCATCAAGCCCGGTCACATCTGATGTTGCAATTGCGCCACCATTGCGCTTTGCATCAAGCGCAGCCTGAAGGCCGTTCACATCAGTTATGCCGTGTTTATGGGATGACGGGGTGAATGATGACGGCTTGCCAGACACTGAATCCCACGCTGGCTTACTCAGAGAGCTTAATGACTCTGTAAGGCCTTCAACATCAGCGACAGCGTGCTTGTGAGCTGAAGGTGGGAAACTGTCCGGCTTGCCACTAACTTCACTCCACTGGGTGTTAGCCAGGGATTCAAGCTTTTCCGGCAACCCCGTCACCGAATCAACTGAAACCTCGCCATCATTTACTTTGCTGTCCAGTTCGGTGCGCAGTCCGGTAACATCCGCGATATCGTGCTTATGGCTCGATGGAGGGAATGTTTCCGGCTTCCCTTTGATTGAACCCCAGTCAGCAAGCGACTGCATTGCTGCTGATAGCCCTTCAATGTCTGAAACAGTGATAACACCGTCGTCCATCTTGGAATCAAGCGCCTGCTGCAACCCCGATACGGCAGAAATAGATGTGGCTGGCGAGGCGTTGCTCATCTCAGCCACTTCTTTCCAGCTTGTTTCGTCTGACCATTTCCAGTAGAGAACGTTGGCATCATTAGTCCTGAACTGAAGCTGCCGGTTCTGTTGCTTCTGAAGAATGGCTGAGAATTCGCTGTACAGCCTTCCTAAGCTGTACTGGAAGGGCATGCGCCCTCCCTGATTTAACAATGGCTTTTGTTCATCCGCCATAAATCCTCCTTAGTGGTTAAACCGAAGGAATTACGAGGCTACCTTTGATGTTACAAACGCCAGTGGGATTTGCTTGCGGCTAAACTTACGCGCCCAGTTAGTAGCTAGCGCAAGATCGGACCAGTTAGCAGAGATTGGACGAGTGGTGCCCGCCGTACCTGTAATGGTTGCGCTCAGGAATGAGTAGCCCAGCGGATGCAATACGAAGTTACGGCGTGTCCAGAGGGTTTCAGCGCCGCCGCCGTTACCACGCGCGGGCTCGCGATCGTATTCCATATCGTCTTCATCCTGCTCTTCAGCATAACCGATAGCGCCCGGCCCAAAGATGACTGACAGATACTTAGCGTCTGCACCCGTACCGATTACAGGCATGCTGTCATCCAGGACGACAATCATGTTCTGATAACGTCCGAACTCAGGAACCTGATCCGCAATCGGCGTGAAGTCGATGAGGTTCAGGATTTGCAGTTCGGTGTACACGGCAGTGTGCATTGCAATAGTGCTCAGCGCTTTAGTGCCGTTTGGTGTAACGATTTGCGGGGTGTAGTCACCCATAGTCGCTTTGGCGCGGATAATCGCTGCTGCAGTGATTGGCCCGCCTGCATCAACAACCATATCGCCGCCATTGTCCGCAACGTTGTCATTGTACAGGCCGACTACGGTGGCAATGGTGCGGCGCTGCGCCACGCGCTGCCAGTAACTGGTCAGGCGGCTTGCTACGTACTCAAGAGGATCCTGATTAGTGATGTTCTTCACCAGGTTCATCGCGTTCCAGCCCTCGTTCAGGTATGCGGCGCGGGCCTGCATACTTGAAGAGGTTACTGACAGTGGCACAGCAATGTCGGTGTAGACGTCATTCGAGTAGTTGCTCTCAATCGACGCATCCAGATCAACCCACCATGGAATGGTAAAGGTGTTGGATGGTGATGCCAGCAGCGAAGACATGTCGCTGTTGTTTACGAGAATACCGGACTGGAAAAAGGCGGTCTTCTCAGCGGTATTCACCTGCATGTAGTCGCGCAGTTCATCGCGGAAAACTACGTCAGAAAGAATGGTTGGCATTGCTTAAATCCTTATTTGGATGCCTCATGCGCTGCTTTTAGTCGCGCATGTTCGGCGGGGTTGTTTCGGCGAAGCTCTACGCGCTCCATGCCGGATAATTGCTCCCATGTTTTGGTAACCCGGTCACCACTCTTAGGCGCGGCCCCGCCGCCACCTGCCTGACTACCGCGCACGAGGGATGCGTAACGCGGAGAGGTTTCGAACTCTTTCTGCAGGTCAGCGAGTGTGCTAACCGTAAGATTTCCTGACTCGTCAGTAATGCGTACCTGGCCTTCTGCCACCTTCAGGCGGCGGGCGATGAACTCAGTGAGGATTTCAGCATTTGATCCGTCTGCAATGGCTGTAGCGACGCGAGTGGCCGCGAGGTTGATGTCCCGCTGCTCGATTGACCGGCGAAGCTCTGTAAGGCTGCTACGTTCGCGTTCAAGCTCTGCCTGTGAGCTTTCGAAAAGCTGCTGGTAGTTCCCTTCTGCACGCGCTCGCTCATCGGCTTCACGTTGCGCCTGCTCTTCTGCTGCCCGGCGACGCTCCTGCTCGGCCTTCTTCTCTGCCAGAAGCTCGTCACGCTGGCGCTTAAGTCCGCTGACATCTTCCTGTGGGATGCCATCAACCTGTAGCTGATAAACCTCACCATGCTGCACATACAGCGACTGTTTGGCTTCATCGAGCTGAGCAAATTCCTCAGCGGTAAGCTGATACTTCAGAGTCATACATTCTCCTGAATGGATGTGTGCTGGCCCGGCCAGCGTTTAGATGTGATTAATCAAGGCCTGCAAGCTCGAAGGCATGCGGCTCTAAATCTTTGAGTTGGTCGAGGGTGTACTGCTTGCCGTTATCATCGACGAAACTATCAATGCTGAGATCGCCTTTGCTGAAGAGCTTGTAGCGCGATGGTCCGAGCACCTCTTTCTGGAAAGATGCCGGTTGCCTTGCAAGCCATTCGCCGTAGGTCGTTTTACTGCTGACCTGCTCAACACCATCAGGGCCAACTGCTGGCCGGGTCGATCCGGGAATCTCCCGGCGGTACTCAGCCTTCAATACCGGAACCTCTGATGTGCGGCATCCCCAGTGAAATGGCGGCGATATGGCATCAAGCGGCACCACCTTGCCATCCAGTGATCGGCAAAGCGGCGTTGTCCGACCATCCAGCGTGGCTACCCTTTTCTTTCCCTCAAGGATGTCATCGTTCGACTTCATTGTTTCAGATCGGGCAGATGAGGCTACGTGGTTAGCCATCGTCCTGACCAGCGAGCCGACCTGCTCCTCATGCGACACACCCAGCGAGGTCAGACGACGAACAATCTGCTTCTGCGTCTCACCGAGTGATGAGCCGATAGCAATCTCACTGAGGATATCCGCCGTTTTTTTGCTGCCGAACTGCGCCAGCGCACCGGTAATGTCGATAACCTGCCTGCCACGCCCCACAGCAAGCTCTAACGGGCCAGACAGCACAGCAGCGGCTATCATCTCCGCTGATGGATCAGCGAGGCGCACAGACGCTTTGACGATTTGGCCGAGTAACTTGCTGTTGAAGGATAATTCGTATTGCGCGAACTCGCCCAGGTCGAGCTTCTGCTGCTGTGAAAGCTCTCCGTAGATAGCGTTCAGGTCACTCCTGAGCGTTTCTATCTGCCGGTTATAGCGAGCGGTGGCATACTGACTCAGGCCTTCGTTAACTGTCTCTTTAGCGCGCCTGATAGCCTTGCGGACAAATTTAGCTGCTTTACCTGCCAGTCCAGAACCGAATCGCTGCACGTAAACCTGATGGCGCGTGGCGGCGTCTGTCGTGTAACCGTCTGCGCTCATGGTTATTCCTCAGTGACTGGCTCGGGGTCATCAGTGACTGTGTCACCTTCAACCGGTGGCTCTTCAGCGCGTTCAGCATCAATGTCATCATCGTTGCGGTCGGCCTCAAGCCAGCCTGTCTGACGGAACTTGGTGCGTACGTCGCTCTTCGCGATGATGCCCTGCTGCCAGCTCTGGATGAGTGCCAGAACATCCTGAGAGGTGAGTGATGCGTCGAAGAACTCCTGATTTAGCCAGAACACGGTATTGGCCATGTCAGCTTTGCCGCTCATATACAACTGGGCGTCCAGGATTGCACGCTTGATCGCCTCACTAACATTACCGGCAATCGTGCCCAGCACACTGTTATCGCTGCTGTAGCGGATGCGGGCTGCTTCTGCTGTCTCGTTCTGCCCTGACTGCTGCACAATGCGCGCACCAATCATCAGCATCTGGTTCTCTTTCTCCTGCATCAGCTTCAGGGCTAACTGGCTTTCACTGGCCTGCAGCATAATTGCATTGCCATCAGAGCCAAGAGAATAACCCCTTGTAGACCCAATCTGGATACCGCCGGGGTTCCATGATTCGAAAGATTGCTGGTCGATGCTGGTCGTGAAGAACAGCGTAGGCTGGCTACTGATGAAGCCCGATTCCTCCACCGTGGCGCTGTTGCCATAGTGAAGCACGTTAACCTCAGCCAGGTCTTCCAGTGGTGCTTTATCAATACGGGCGTCGTTGCTCTCAGCGCCGAAGAAGTAGAACGGGATATGATCGAACCGGTTGCCATTAAAGTCTGTCGGGTAGACGTCAAGCTGTGGAGATTCATACTGATCATCTTCATGCCACATGCGGTGACGGTACACGCCGTCTTCCAGTGTCAGTGCGCGGAACTGCTTTTTGACGTCAAAAGTGAATTCATCGTTTTCCGCCTTGTTGTAACACTCAGCGAAAACAACCAGTGTCAGCTTGCGCACGCCATCAATCACATCTTCACGCCAGTTGATGATGCTCAGCGCTTCATAGAGGTGAATGTGAGCGAATCGCCCTGCTGTCTGTGCGCGTGTGGGACGGGTGCCTTCCGGCGCATCACTGGTCGGATAGTCCACGAAGAATCCACCGCGACCGGTATCAAGGTCTTCACCTACCGCTTCTTTGGAAAGCTGTTCAAGGCTGGTGCCGTCACCGCTGGCGTTTTCGATTAGGTATTTCACCGAATCCGGCAAATCTACCTCAGCGGTTTTACGGAATACTGCGCCAACCAGCCCCTGACGCGTGCGTCCGGTGATGTTAAGGAACATGGCGCGCTTAAGCAGCGCTTCATAGCGTGCATTATTCTCTTCGCTGTCATTAGTTGGATCAGGCATTGGTAGGTAAAGAATGCCCTTATCCTTCACAGCCCTGCTTCCGGCCACACAGTCTTTGACAAGCTGCCATGACTTTGCGGCATCGCTGTATTCTGCTCTTGCGTGTGAAAAGTTAGCCATAGTCGCTTATCGTCTGAAGGAAATAGGTGTCTGAACGGTCGGCCTGATAATTGGGAAGCGCTTCACAATGAAGTAGCCGCCACCGTCATTCGTATGGTCGAAGCCGGCCGTCTTGTCTGGCTCGCCATTCTCAGCCCATATCTGCTGCTCTAGTGACTCTGCGTAAACAGGGCAGCTATCGGCGTTAACTCGGTATCTGCGTTCTCCGGCTGCATTCAGGAACATCGCGTTCACCGAGTTGATACGGTCTTTTACTGAAGGGTTCGTGCCATCAACATGTACACTGAAGCCTGCAGCGCGAAGCAAGCTGAGGTCTGTTTCTGATGCGTTGACTGACTTCCTGCTATTGCCGCTGGCGTCCGGGTAAACGTTGATGGTGTTTTTCGGATAGCGGTTTCTGAGCGTCTTGATGACGTCAGGTGTGTCGTACCCCTGAGTGACTTCATCTACTGCGTGAGGCTCATTACCACGAAGCACATGGATAATCGCCGCCATCTTGCCAACGTTGAAGTCCATGCCAACATGAATCGCCTCTTCGGCCTGAACGCGCTCGATACTGGCATTTAGCTTACGGTCATAGCAGTGATATACCGTCCCGCTGGTCAGGTTAACGAAGTCGCCATTTAGATAGGCTTCGATAAGCTGCGCCGGGTATGATCCCCGCAATGTGTCAGCGTAGTCATCAGGCAGGAATGGGTTGCTGTATGTCGATGCCTGCACCATCTCATAGCCAGGCTTAGGATTACGCTTCCATGTTTTATAGACGAAACGAAAGCCCTCTGGAGTGGTGTAAACGCCAACCCGATTAAAGGGCTGAGGAACTCCGTTGGGGCGCTGACGGTTGCGCGCTATAACTTTTATCCACACTTCCTCTGCATGCTTCTCTTTGAGGGTGTCTATTTCGTCAATGTGTGAGCGGTAGGACTCATATCCTACGATGCGTGCAGGATTATCCAGCGTGCGTAACACGAAGTCGCCAATGCCTGATGACGCTGTGTAAATGATGTTCTCTGACTTGTTGTACTTATACCGAACGCCAAACTCACTCAGCTTCTGTTCCATGCGTGGCGCGAGAATGAGACGGATGAGGTCATAGGTTGGCTCGTACATCGCTATCAGCGCGTCAGATGAATGACTTGCGTCTCTGAAGGCGCTCACTGCCATTGTCTCTGTTTTCCCAGTGCCGAATCCGCCTACAAAGGCTGGATACTTGCACTGGAGGCTAAAGAACTTACCCTGCGGAGGCGTTAGCGTCGTCGTTACTGTTCTGCCCGACAATTACCACCTCCATGCGAGTGATCGGATTATCGTCCGCACCCATTGATGCTTCACGTCTCAGCTTCTCTATCTCGAGCTTGCGGCGCTCTATCTCAAGTCGCTTCAGTTCGATGTCTTCTGGCGAGTCGTACAGGCCTAACAGCTTGGCTTTATGGACAGTCGCTGATGCAGCTGCCGACGCCTGTACAGTCTCGGATGTGAGAGCTGCGGTCCTGGCCTCTTCAAGCTCTTTGAGGATGCTCTCTCGGCTGATGCCATGCTTCTGTTGAGCATCTGCTTGTAATTCAGCGATTCGTGCAGCAATGTACGGTTTTGTTAGGTTTTCGCACCCAACATTGCGGGCAGTCTTTGCACTGTACCCCGCACGAATAGCCGCTTGCGTGGCATTTAGATCTACGAGGTACTCTTGGCAAAACTTTTCCTGTTTCGCTTTGAGCGCCATTATTATTCCTGATTGATGAGGTTACTTGTGTCTAAGAAAGAAATGAGGATTACTGGCCAAGCCGTTGTAACTTTCTTCAAAATCGTTGAAGAAGAGGAGAATTATCTGCAAGCGATCAAAGATGATGAAATTTTGCAGAGGCTGCTCATTGATAAAGACGCAATAAGCGAAATTATCGAAATAACGTCTATATCAACAAGCAACATCATTTCTAAGTAGTATGCATATTCGACTGTGTACCAGCTTCGCAACGCTTCACAGCGTGGCTAACCGTTATCCCTTGTCGGAGAGATTCGTAAAGCTTTGCCGCTTGTGCTTGTGATACAGACACAGGCTGTTAACATGAAAGGCACAATAAGAAATTGTTTTCCGCAAGTTCGGCCCTCATGGGCCTTTTTTTTAAAGCCGTTGTGAAAGAGGCTCTCACACTTCTATGCGGCCTTACCTTCCATTAGTGAAACCATGTCAGGATCCATCTGCTCAATGATTCTCTCTCGGGCATTGTTGAGTAATGCCTTGCGTCCACCTCGCCCCCACTTGTTCATGGTGCGAGCACATCCGCTAACCTGCTCAGTCTCTGTGGCGATCAACAAGTCCAGTCGGTTTAACTGGCTCATGTAGCTGATGCCGTTTAATACCGCCTCGCGAAAGGTCTCATATACCCTGATTTCGAAGTCTGGATTCAGCCAGGCTGCATACCGAATTGCCACAAGCTCCAATCCCCATATGCCTGACTCAGTGCCGCCTTTGATAACTTTTACCGAAGCCCTTTTTTGGGCTTTGGTCAGGGAGTCTACAAACCGGCCAATCTGAGAGCTGCGCATGAACTTACTTGGCCGCTGAGCCTCTGTTGCTTCGCCTTTGAGTACAGCTGCTGCGTGCAGGTCATTAAGGTTGTAGCGTCCCTCGCTGTCTACACGAACTGATACGCCGTTTACAATCACGGTTGGATAGGTCATTGCGTTTCTACCTTTTAGAAAGTGAACCTGTTCGCACAGAAAAGCCGCCCGAGAGAGGTCGCCACCTATAACGGCAATTCTCAGGCTCGCTTACTGAAAGGCTCTCGTTGAGATGCGCATGCGACTGCGCGGATGAAATGACACTGCAATAACCGAACACCATCGGGCGGTTATAAAAATGCCCCGCTTTTTCGGGGCTCCGTTACTTCTTGAGGCTGCTTTTTACTTCAGTGATTATTTGTTGCTGAAGACGGCATAACTCATTGCGGTGGCGCTGTTCTTGGCGATACCAGAACCATATTCCTACCCATGTCATTATCAGCGCACCAATGCAAACTCCAGACAGGATGTTGTAGATCGAGTATCCACTCATTTCGCTTCCTGCTGGCAGTTGGCTTTCCATGTCTTGTTATGGGTCAGGATGGCCCGTTTAGTGCGCTCATCCATTGTCATGATGTCGGCCTCTGTCACCATGATTGGCTTTACCCAGTTACATGCAGTATCCACCACCTCAACCCTTGTTGAGCCAGTCTTTGCGCAGCTCGTCATCAACAGCGCTGCCAGGCATACGGGAAACACTTTCCTGAACATCTGATGCTCCTTTCGCTGTTTCTGTCTGGCGCTGTGTGGCCGCCTTCATGGATTCGATATTGGTCTGTGTTTCTCTTTCTGCAGCCTGATACTCTGCTTTGGCTTTTCCTTTCGAGTGACCAAGACCAAAAGCCCCAGCGACCAGCGCAATAATTACGCCTATACCGCTGATGATTAGCTCAATCGTGCTCATGGCTTATTCTCCGGGTTGATTCCTGCATCCAGTTTCTGCTCGTTCAGGTCTTTGTCTGATGCGATCTTTTTCGCACCTATGTAACCGGCAGTGGCAAACCCGAAGAAGAGACCGAAAGTGACGTCTGAAAGCGTGCCTTTGTACGCCTGCCAGCCAACCACACCGCAGCAAACGATAAACGCCACAGCGGCCTGTGTGCGGCTCAGTGATATGGTGCCTGATGAACCACGAAGCATGCTGAATACGTCCATCAGATGAGACCCTTGTAGATGTCATATGTGCCAGTGCGCATTACCTCTGCATGCCGGTTAGCGCGCTTTGGTGTTTGTTTGGCCCACAGACTGTTAAGCATCCCACTGGCTGCGCCTGCGAAATTTTCCGCAGCAACCATTGCCAGGGTATTCTTGAAGCCAGCCAGCCCATCCGTACCAAGCTGGTAAGCCATGCTGATAAGCACATCCCGTCGCGCTGGATTGCACTTGTTGAGTGCTGCCATAATTGCCGGCTTAGCATTCATCTGCTTGACTCGGTTATCTACAAGCTCCTGTAGCCAGACGTCTGAAACCTGCTTTGGCAGAGAGAAGGTGTAATTGCTTAATGCCGCACCCTTTGGCCCAATCAGAAAGCCCGCCCCTACCGTGGGATAACCTTCCGTATCGATGTAGGGATTAGTGCGAAAACCTTCTTCGTAATTAAGGATGGCGATTATCTGACTCATTTGGCTTCATCCTCTTTAACGACCTGGTTAACTTTGTCGGCGGTTTTGTTAGCTGTCTGGTCGGGTATTTGGCTTAGCTGCTTCTGCATCTGCTCAACCTGTTTTGCAAGCTGGCTTACTTTCTTATCCCGGCGTTCTGCAACTTTCTGATAGTCGGCCCTGATGCCGTCAATTCTCTCGTTAGCCTGATTGCTGACGTAGACAAAGATGATTGTCATGATGATACAGATGACGCTCATCAGAAGCAGAAGCGAGCCAATGATGACATTGCGCTTATGCCCCGCTTTATTTGTTGTTTGCATCGCTGTCGTCCTCCAGTGTGGCGATCAGCCTGTTTACTTCACTTCTGAATCTTTCGTTACCCGTAGAATTTGTCGCCTCAGACATAGCCAGAAGGATGCCGAGCGCGTTCTTGATAAGGCGGAGGTCAGTTTCAAGAGTGGATATGCGGCGGAGGTTACGATCATGCCGGTCGCGCAGCTCATCATTCTCTTCCCTGAGTAGCGCATTGCTCTCCTTAAGTAGCTGAACCTGCTCTTTGTAACCGGTGATGATGTCTCCGCTTGCGCGGTTGTTGGTGACGATTGAGGTAATGCCAGCTATTAGTGGCTTCCAGAATAATGCTACTGCGCCGCCACCAAGCAGCAATGCGCCAATGCTGGTAAATAAACTTTCATTCATGCCTGACCTCGCAAGCCAGGGTATTGCGTGCTGTTCATAGCCGTCTCCGGCAACGCCAGAGGTTTCCGGCCTGAGCTGTAAAAGAACGCCCGCTTGCCACTTAGGGAAATCCGTGAGGTCGCGTTGATTGGCAAGGGGCGAAAACGAAAAAACCAGCTCAGTGGCTGGTCTTTGTAATTAGATGCTCTGACGCAAACGCGATTAAATGCCTGGCATATCTGCCCAGAGCTGATTTGTTGCGGACAATAAAAAGCCCCGCTAGCTGGTAAGGCTGCGAGGCTATTGGCATCCACTTGTTTGCAACTGACCGGTTAAATTAAAGCTCTGTTCGCTTCACTTCCCGAGCATGTCACAAATATGCCAGGTTGCTTGCCCTTTGTCTTTAGCAATTCGTGCTTATTTTCTGTTCATGCGGCTATTTTAGGAATCTCCTTCTCCATTTCTCGTTTTATTGCGTAATACATTTCTCCCTCAAGGATATCCATGGCCCATTCCATTCTGTTTCTGGCCTCCTTTGAGGTGATTCGGCAATAATAAATCAGCGAGGCACCGATATTTTGCACGCTCTTGCGCTTGCAGTAGCGTAATCTGGCTACATTACGAAGCGGGTTATCTTTACCGAACGTCTTTACCATGACAGATTCAACGAAGGCGGCATCATCTGATTCTTTGGCGAGAGCGATGATGTTTGCCGTTGATGACTGAGGTATAAGCAGGTCTCGCGCCTTGCGGAATAGCTCATCTCCCCGCAACCCTTCGCAGTGAAGCTGTGAGACTATTTTCTCAATCTGCTTTGCTTTCTGTTCGCTCCATTCACAGCGCATCATCAGCCGGCCGATTACATTAACCTCTCCACGGTCGTAATCTTCACCGCCGAGGTGATCACCCCAGACTGTGAGCAAATGCCTTACCCAGGCCTGCTGTGAGCGATTGATCGTCTTCCATCCATTACCAAACAGCCTGCGCATATCGGCAGCGCTACGAACACCTGAGAGCCTCACGATTTGCTGATAGTCACGCTCTATTCGCATTTCTCTCTCCTGATATTTTCAGTTCCAGCCGGATAATCCGGTAGTTAATCTCCGCCATTCCGCGCATTTTCATAATGCGAAGCCGTCGCCATTTGGCTTTGAGGTATTCGGTCATGATGCCTCCCTCCTGATTTTTCTTGCCAGACGCCTTGCTTTTAGCGCTTGGGAAACGCTCCAGTTGAAATACAGCCAGACCACCCTCGCCGCCGAACATAACCAGACGAAGGCAAACAGGATGCAGGAAAAAAGACCAATGCCCGCCAAAAGGTAAATCGTTGCTTTATCAATCATAATGTCTCCATCTCGGTAATGATCACTTCCAGCCGGCCGCCTTTAACGACCTCACAACGAACCATGCGCACGTCGTCAATCAGGCTATCGTCTGCAATGACGCCTGCCTGGGTTAATGAGTCGAGAGGTGCTTTGAAAAGGTTGTCGAGGTCACGCCGGGCGCGTGTAGGTGGATATGCGTTGATTTTTACTTTGAGCTTGCCGGTGAGATTGTATTGCTGATTTGATTCTGCGATTTGCCTGGCTACTGCTGAGGTGTATTCCCTTCCCTTTTTGCTTTTTATCTTTCGACCGCGAAACACTGAGAAGAGGTGATTGTTTCCGGGCGGCCATGGTAGCTCTATTCGATATTCATTCATCGTTTCACCTTTCCTTCCCGCAACAGAGCATCCTGTGTGCGAATAACACCTTCCAGATGAGCTATGCGCGCTTCCGTGACTTCGCAGCGCCTTGTGCGTCGGTCTATCTCTTCATGGCAAGATGAGCAGGCCCATGCGCCAAAAAGATCGTCTGGCTTCATTCCCGTTCCGCAAATACCAACCATGCGGTAATGCGCGAGCACTACTGTTTCAGGATTGCCATTGCACACGCCCGGCAACCTGACCTGGCATTCCCTGCCCCGCGCTTCATTGCGTAGCTTACTCATCATCTTCTCCCATTAGCCCGTTTGGATCTGACATCAGCCAGAAGTTTAGGCAATCGGTACAGGCGTACACCTCGAATGGTTTGAGGCTTATTCCACAGCCAACGCAGGCAGTAACAGATTGCCCGCCAACGCCAGTAGGCTGACTTGACCGGCTGTTCCCACTCTTCATGTCTGAGGTCGTTTTCGCATTCATTACATGAGCACCCGTAGTATTGCTTTTCCTCTGAGGTGAGGATGGTGTGACATCGGCAGCAGCGTTCATGCGGCATTCTCTGCCCCTTCATAAAGCTCGAACCAGAAAACAATGGGGTCGTCTTTCATTTCAACGAGGCCCATTCTGACGAGTGCCTTTCCTTTTCCTGATCGCAAAAACTCTCGGCGACCATCATCAATAATGCGGCGATAATCCTCTAGGCTGCTGCAATGCTTATGCAGATTGCATGCGTGACACGCTGGAACAAGATTCTCCAGCACGTCCATGTCTGGCTTGACCATTTTATTACCGAATCTGATTACTGGTTTTTGGTGGTCAGCGTGCCAGCCTTTTTCAGGAATTTCGCAACCACAATAGGCGCACCTACCTCCAAACTTCATACGCAGCACTGACCGCTGCTTTGGTGTGAGTTTCATAACCTGCTCCACATTGGGTTTTTATACTGCCTGGTTGGTATTGGCCTTTCCCGGAACTCTGGCAACATCGCAGTGACAATCCACAGGCACGGGTCGAATGAGAGTGCTTTGGTTGCCTGGATGTTTCGGAGTTTGTATCGGGAAAGGAGTTCGTCGGCTGTTGAGGTGTCGCAGGGGTCATGCACGAAGGGTGTGATTTTCAATTTCGCCACCTTTGCTTCTGTTGCCACGATTTCCCTGTGCCACCATCAGCACGCCGTTGATGACTATGTGCTTTTTGGCTTCGAAGTCTCTGGCGTATTCGCGGACGGTATGCCTGCTTATGCCAAGTATTTCGCCTACCTTTGTTTGATTGCCTCTGGTGGTAATCAGTAGCTCAGGAATGGTTTTTATCAGTGCGTTCATGCTGCACTCCCGAAATAGTCATTGCCATATCTGACGTCGCGCAATCTGACGCCATTGCCTACTGCCCAGGCTGTGGAATACTCGATTAAGCTGTTCATGCGCTTAATCCCCATTTTTGCGGTTGATTCCCTGATGTTGCAGAACTCGCCCTCAATCCCAGGAACCACCTCTGCTCCCATGCCGGTTGCCACAGAGTGCCCGGAAACGAAAAGAGTTTTCCATTGCACCGCCGTTCTCCTTTGCTGCATCCAGAAAGCCTGACGCGCCACTTCGCCACACAGAGCGTGGAACATGCTGTTTTGAGATAGCGAACGGTCGAAATCGGAGATGCGTACAGTGGTGGGGTGGTGGTCGTTGAGAGGTAGTTTTTTAATGTGCTCTATCAGGTTATTTCTTATTTGCTCATTACGAAGCAGGAAGGTCATCTTCTCCATTGTCTGAATCCTCTGAATATTTTGAGGCTAGGCCTGGATAGCTATCTTTGACCTGCAATCCTGCCGCACGGATGGCTCGATCAGCTTTAGTAATGCCTTGGTTGAATCCCAGCGTGTAATCACTGTCTTCATTTTCACCATCACCAAGCAGATACCCGGTATCGATAACAATATTTTTCCGGCTGGCTTGCCAGATTTTGAAGGCCCAACCCTCGGCACAGCCTTTTCGCAACTCTTCCTGAGTTGGTTCTGAGTACCATTTGCGGAATTCTTCGTGGAGTGGGTCAGGCCGGAGTGGGATGACGTTGTTCATGAATTTTCTCCATCACCGTCGTCTAATCCACTACCCAGGCAGTTTTCGCACAGGACCTCTTCCCAGTCTTGATCGCCTTCGTTGAAAGAAAGAACATATCCAGTTCCGTTACAGTTTTTGCATTCATTCATACTTTCTCCTGCTTGCTGTTCAAAGCGGCACGCCAGATAATCAGCGCCCAATTTGGTGAGCAATGGGTTCTGAGCTTGTCTTGCTCTGGCTGAAACCACCAGGCTAGGAATTTACTCTCATCGTTGCTTGTCATGATTCATCCCGACCGCTGCGTTTATTTCTTCACTGTAGGAAAGTTTGGGGCATGTGTGCTCCTGCATCATCAGGAAGACAATCATGGCGGCGCGTAGTGGGTTTTCATTAGCAATGCTGGTGTAATCCCTACATCCTTTTTCGGTTGCTGCGCGCCACCCCATAAGCATTGGCATTATACCAATACCACTCTTTTCAATAATCGGCCCCGCATCTGCCCACGAGTTGCAGGGGTCGAATTTATAGCCGTTGGTATTTCGAATTACCAGATTAAATGCACCCTCAGAACTAGTCGCCTCACCAGTAACGCAACCAACCGCTTTGTTAATTTCAAAGTCTGAAAGTTCGCTGTAATTCATACTTCCCCCCGCTTGCTTTTCAATGCTGCCTGCCAGCCCTCATGAAAGAAAATCCATGCAGTGTCTATTTCTCCATCCTGATAGTTTTTTCCATCATTAACGCGGGTAAGGTTTTTGGAGTGGCTTACATTTCTGACTAGCTGTTCAAATATCTGCCGCTCTATCTCATCGTTGCTTGCTTCACTGGCGGTTAGTTGGCGCATGATTCCTCCTTGATACTTGGCAGCTCTGCTAGATTCTCAAGCCCATCTTCTGGGTCAAAAATTTCAATCACACCACAGAATTTCTGATCTTCATGTTTTAACCGGATCCCATCTCTGGATTCTTTCGTCAGGGTTATTGTCCAAATGCCCCACTCATCCTGAGTTGTTCCCGACCTGTCGTAAGTGATACTTTCTGTTTTGATGCCTTTTGATTTAAGAATTGAATTAATTTTTCTTCGCATACTCATCCTAAAACCCTCCCCCTCTCTTTGGTTTAACCGGCTGCTGGCGTGAGTTCATCATGGACGCATCACTCATCTGAGTTGCCTCCATAGCGCCAGTCATTGGCTTTCGCCGGCTTGTTTGATTTGTTTTTGTTTTCCGTGTACTTCTGCGCTGCTTCCTGCTGATCGATGTTGATGAAGTGGCCATTGCGCCATCCCATATAAAACGTCTGCGGTTGGCCAGAGCGATATTTACCGACGATAAGCTCAGCAATGCCTTTCATGTCGCTGTTATCGTTATAAACCTCGTCTCGGTACGGGAAGAAAATCACATCGGCATCCTTCTCGATTGAACTCGACCCAGCCAAATCTCCCATGTTTGGGCGTTTATCGGCGCGGTCATCCACTTTGCGGTTAAGCTGTGCAAGCAGAATTACCGGCACCTTATTGCGCAGGCAGAACTGCTTCAGCTTTCGCGTTACTTCTGCGATGGCCAGGTCCATACGCTCAGCCTTGGGCATGTCGATTAGAGTCAGATAGTCGATGGCCAGGAAGCTCAAGCCGCCGTCCATATTCAAACGCTCAGCCTGAGCGATAATTTCATCTACTGTGAACGAACCGGCCAGCACAAAGTTATCCTCGTCAATCAACGTTCCTGTTGCTGTTGTGAGCCTTGTGTAGTCCTCCTGGTCCATGCCAAGCGGGTTGCGCAGGGTGGTGATCGATAATCCGCCACGGTCAGCGATGTGGCGCTCAACGACCTGCGTTTCTGACATCTCCATGGACATCAGCAGGCCTTTACCCTTCTGGCGACCGATAGAGTTGGCGATATTGATGGCCAGCTCTGTTTTACCCATGCCAGGGCGCCCGGCGATGATTATCAGGTCTGTACGGTCAAAGCCTCCATAAGCATTATCAACCGCTTCGATGCCTGTCTGGAGATATAAACCTGACTCCGCACCCTTCATGCGCTCTTCCAGAACATTCAGGTAATCCGGGATAAGGTCCCCAATGCGGCGAGGCAGTTTGTCGTTTGTTTCAAACTGAAGCTTTGACAGGATGCCTGACACGATGGCGGTCTGTTGATTGATGTTATGCGTGTTGACGTCTCTCAGCATGGCCAGAGCAGATTCAATCTCTGAGATGCTGGTTCGCACCATCCAGCACTGACGAACACGCTTTGCCCATGCTTTGATGTTGGCTGCTGAGCTGCAGTTCTTGGCCAGCGTAAGCACATAGTCACGGCTTTCCTCCGGGATGCCATCACGAACCGTAAAAGGGTCGATTGGCTCCGACTTGTCCAGCAACCGGCAAATGGCTGAATACATGTTGCGAAGGTGATGATTGGCAAAGGCGTCAGCAGGTAGTTTGCTGGCTATCTCACGGGAGTCGATGTGATCACCCTTGATGAGCATCGAGCCGATAAGTTGTTGTTCAAAGTCTAAGCTGTCCATCTCACCCCTCCTGGCTGATGATTTCGTCGATCTTCTTCTGGGTCAGCGCCGTGTCGATGCCGTAACGCTTTCCGCCAGGGTTAGCGCCGCAGGCCCAATCAGAAGGCTGGTACCCAAACTCAATGTAGCCATTCACGAAGGTGTCAATTTGCTGGCTGGGACGACCGGTCTCTTTGCAGTGCTTCAGATGGGAATCGTACAGACGCTTGATGCCCTTCTCGGTGGTAGCGCTGATGCTGAGGATTTTCGGCAGGCCGAATGTTTCAGCTTTGCGATTCCATGTGTCTTTCAGGCGGTCACGGTCGAAGTGGTATTTGCTGACTGTCTGGCGCTTTGGTTTTTCTTCACAAACCGATGAATTCCCCTCTGGGGATATAGGGGTTTCTTTTTTCTTTTGAATAGTTTCTTTTGTGTGACTCTGTTTTGGTGACACCCCTGTCACCGTTTTGGTGACATTATTTGTCACCAATGCAGTGACATTATCACCAGAGTAGTGACAACCGGTCACACACCACTCCGAAACCTCTTTGTTTGGGCCAATCTTGTTACCCTCGCGGATGATGACTTTCATCTCGATAAGCTCATTCTTGGCCTTATTAACTTTCTGGCGGGGAAGTCTTGTCAGCTCTGCAAGCTGGCTGTCGGCAATACGGTCCATCTTCTTGCCAAAGCCATAAGTTTTACGGCAGATGGCATGTGCTACCTTGCTCTGATTCTTCGTTAAATCAGCACCGATAAGCTCGTCATACAGCGCATTGGCAAGACGGGTGAATCCATCTTCCAGTTGAGCCACGCGACGCTCCATACCCTCCGTAGAAGGGCGATAATCTGATAGGTTACGTACAACACTCATTTGCCCTTCTCCTTCACCTTGTGCTCTTCCAGTATCTCTCTCAGCTTCTCAGCCAGAATCGGGTTACATGAGCGCAAATATCGGGATCTGGTAATGTTTTTGTGTAAATCCGCCTGGTACACAACGTGTTTCTTTGGCATAATTACTCCTGTGAATTGATCCAGTCATTTCGCATCAGGCCTCAAAGTTGTTAGCGCAACTTGAGGCTTTTTCTTTTCCAATCGCAGCAGCCACAGCCTGGCGGGCCACTTCTGCAATCAGGCTCGTTTCCCAAACCTTCTCAAGCAGCACAAAAACCGTTGCCATATCGCGCAGGTTCAACCGGCTTACTTTCGATTCGTGCCATCCTGCCTCATCAGCCAGAACACGCTGACCTTTGTGCGTCAGACGACTGCGTAACTCTGTTTCTACTTCGTTGATCAACTTGCTGTTTCTTGCTTGTTCCATGATTAATAATTTCCTTGTAGATAAATGATTGCGTGACATTGCGGTGAGCAAGTCACTTGGGTTTTGCCCCACTGTCAGGCGGGAGCGGTTTCAGAGTTTTAAAGAGCGGTGTTGCTTAAGCTGCTGTAGGTGGGAATAAGTCATCAATTCCCACTGACGCACCGTGTTTGTTGAATACGGCCAACAGTTCACGACACTGAGTGACGTTTAGGCTGCGGCGGCCATTTTCATAATGACCAATTGCACCTTTGGTTAAACCAAGCTCGAGAGCTAACTCTCCCTGCGTCAGGCCCAGCTGCTTACGGATGTTGCGTAAGTTATTCATAGGGTCCTCCTTTAAAACAGAAGTATACATTTTGTATCTGAAAGGCGCAAGAAAATATACGTATTGTGTCTCGATTAAAAGACTACGAATTGTATGATCATGGAATGAATATGAAATGGTACGACCTTGCCAAATCCCGAATGAAGGATTTGGGCATTAACCAGGAAAAGCTAGCGGAACACCTTGGCATAACTAAAGGTGCAGTTAGTCATTGGCTCAATGCAAGACGCGAGCCGGGAATTGAGGACATAGCAAAGATACTTAGATATCTTGGTATGAAAGAGTTTCTGGTTAACGAAGATGGAACGATTTCTCCTGCACACGGTTCAATGCCTAATGTGAGTTTCAAGGAGCACTACACACCAGGGAGGAAGTATCCGGTGATAAGTAAGGTTCAGGCGGGAGCCTGGGCAGAGGCAACAGAGCCTTATGCTTTGAAGGATGTCGATCTTTGGCTGGAGTCTGACTCCCATACTCAGGGTGCATCATTCTGGTTAGAAGTTGAAGGTGATTCAATGACATCTCCAATGGGCTTGAGCATACCAGAAGGCACCTTCGTTCTCTTCGACACTGGACGCGAAGCAGCAAATGGAAACTTGGTTATCGCTAAGCTAGTAGATGACAATGAGGCCACGTTCAAGAAGCTGATCATTGATGGGGCTCAGAAATACCTTAAGGGTCTAAATCCTCAATGGCCACTGATTCCAATTGACGGCAATTGCAGAATTATCGGTGTGGCGATTGAGACGAAGCTACGTCTGATCTAAGGATGAGTGGCCGGAAGAGGCGTTTGGGTGAAAGGGTAAAAAATGTCACAAGAAAAAATAGCTTTCCTTTTTCCCTATAATGGGAGATCAGGAGAGGATAAAATTCCACCTCCTCTGCTTGCATATGACTGTGAAGAGTTTCCGTCTGAATTTGATTTGAATGCAGGGGTTTTCTTCATTGGACTGCAGCACAACAAACCCTATTATTTAGAGTTTCAGGTGCTTATGGATGGAGGTGGCACCAATATCCCGGTATCTCAAAAAAGAGGTGTATGGGTTAGAGCTAGCGACTCTCAAGGACGTGAAACAGACATCGCAGCCTCTATAGATATTAGTCTGTTACGGTGCAGATTTGAGCGAGAAGGCTCATATTTCATTGATGCAGCTCTTCTGGTTGATGAGACACCTATACATTCGAACAAAGCTTTTTTCAGAGTGAGCAAAGCTTAATGAATAATGAAACCGTTGAAGCCAGGCTAAACCCAAGCTCTCATTTAAAAGTTGTCAAACCAGACGAAACAGCCGATGATTATGATACGAACAGGCATGGGAGCGGCGGAGGCGGAGGTGGTGATATGCTAGATCGCGTTAAGGCTTTAGAAGACAAAGTGTCTACCATGGCTATTGATATCGCCGTTTTAAAAGAAACCGTTGCAACCAAAGAGACATTGCACAAAGAGTTAAATTCTCAGACATGGAAAATTGTCGCTGCTTTGGTAATTGCGGTTTCGATGGCAGTTCTCACTAAATATTTCATAAAATAACCCGGCCACCGCGCCGGG